CGAGAACAAGTTTGCCGCTGGCGAACAGGATCGTGATCGCCTTCGACTGTCTGGCTTGGACAACGGCCTCATCGTCAATCTCCGCAGTCGAGTGGGGCTTGACCTCGACGTCGCCGATGTAGAAGAGGTCATCGGTCGTGTTGGTGATCTTCGCCATCGCCCTTTACCTCGTTTCCTTGCGAGCGTGTACGGGCTGCTCCTGCTCCTTGTTGTTTGTGTCCGACGACTTCTCGCCGGGCTTGGGCAGTTCGTGATGCGCCGTCTTGCCCGGCAGCGACTTCTCGCGCTTCCCGGCCAGTTCCTTCGCGGTCGCCAAGGTTGGCGAGAGGTCGGAGGTGGGCGGATAGTCGTAGTAGACCGCCGACTTGGGATAGCGGAAATGCACCGGCCCGTACTTGTACTCGCCCGGCACCACGAAGGTGAGGTTGCGAATCTGCGGGGAGAGGAAGCGGAACGGCATGGGCAGCGGCAGCACGAGGTTCTCGGGATTCAACTCGTAAGCCATGACGCGAGGGCCGCCACCGGCACCGGCAGTCTCAAGGCCGGGCACGCCGATGATGGTGAGCACCTCGTTGGTCTCCTGCGTGGTCTTGTTGACCTTGCGCACCCACGTCAGGATGGTGTCGGACGACACATCGTTGATGGCGGTGGTCTCGGCCATCTCCAGCAGCTTGGGCGGCACCGCCAGCACATTCGCGTAGCTGGTGCCGTTCGAGTTGTTGTAGACGGAGTCGAGCGGGGCGAGGAAGGCAGATGTGATGTCGCTGACCGGCGAGTCCGGGTTGAGCACCGTTGACTCGGTGACGACCGGCACCAAGTCTGAGGTGAACAGCCCCTCCTTGAAGTTCAGCTTGCCGCCTCGGGTATCGCCGAACAGGGCGTGCTCGTTGATCGCCCGGTTGTAGATATCGAACGCGGCCTGCGGCATCAAAGCGATGCGGTTGAAGTTCAGCATCGCGGCCTGTCGCAGATCTTCGGTGTCGTAGCTGTATCCTTCGCCGCCGATCTTGAACGGGATGAATCGCTCCGACCCCAACACATCGACAAGCGGCATATCGTCCGACCCGCGTGCGATCTCTTTCGTATCGCCCCGGAAGTCCATGACGTAGTACGCCCGACCGATTGCGCCTTCGCCGTCACTGGTATCGACGGGGACCAGCTTCTGGTAGATGATCGGCCTGCGGCGGGGCTGATACACCTGCGCCTCGTAGCTGTAGAGGCGGGATGTGATCTGCGCAAGCCCGTTTAGCCCGGACGTTGGAAGGGCATCGCCCAACAACGACGCAAGCATCTGAGGTACGGCACTGTCAAAAAATTCTTTGCGCGTCATGGCTTCAGTACCCTCTTCTTCCCTCGCTTATCGATCCAGCGAAATTTGAATGATCCCAACGTGGTCCTGCTCGGTGTTCGTCTCCCAAAACACGCCTGCGACGACGGTGCCGCCGGTGGAGACTGGCAGGCCGTCGGTGCCGACGCTGACGCCCACGCCCGCAGCTACGGTGCCGTCAGCGACCTCGCGCATTCGCCCGTCGCGGATGACAGGAACCATGTCGCCGGGCTGATACTGCAGGTAGCCGTTGGCGTCGGTGAACTGCGCCGTCGCGGGATAGAGGGAGTAGTCGCTCTTGGCGAAGCCGACGACAGCAAACCCCGCCGTGTAGGCTTGGCAGCCGGGATCGTGGTTGACGCTGGTTGGATCGGCTGGCCCTTCGCAGACCGCCGCACCAAACGGGATGGGCTTGGTGCCGGTGTTGAGTCGCGAGATCGTGTCCTTCAGGCCGATATCGGCCAAGTCGCCCGGCAGGCCTGCGATATAACCATCCGGGATGTCGGGGAGAAGCTGGTCGAGGGGAGTTGTCGGCATGTTAGTTGACCTCCGTCTTTGAAGTGGGCTGCGGGCCTTTCCACGCCTGCGTAAGCTGATCGGCATACGCTTGGCGCGGGTCTTTCTCATTGCCCGTTGAATCGGTGATGGTCGCGAGGTTCGAGACCTGCTTGCGCGAGTCCGTGACCTTGCGTGCGTCCTTCGCCCGCTTCAGGCCAGCGGCGATGGTGGCAAACGCCACCTCGACCACGGCAGGCTGCGCGTCGGCCAGCTTCACCGTGCCGAGCGCGGCGTCGAGCATGGCCTTGGCGGTCTCGTCCTTGGGCGTGAGCGCGTCGAGGGCCTTGCGGCGAATGTCGTGCGCCGTGTCCTTGTCATCGATGGCAAGGTCGGTCACAAGCTCGCGGGCGCTGGTGATGGCGTTCGAGCGCGACACCACGAGAGCGTGAATCTGCTCCGGGGTCTGCTGGCCATCCTTGAGGGTCTTGATCTCGGCGTCCTTGGCCGCGACCAGCGTCGCCACCTCGGTGGAGTCCATCTCCTTGTCGCCGAGTTTCACCTTGGGCACGATGGCCTTGAGGGTGGTGATCTGTGTTTTGGCGTCCCCGAGTTCACGGACGACCCGGTCAAACACCTGACCGGAAAGCTCGTTTTCAAGGGTCACGGACAAGCCGTCGAAGCTGCGGGTGATCATGGTGTTCTCCTCCGATGAATAGGTTGGGTCGCTGTCCGAGATGCGGCAGTCCGGGCCGTTGCGGGCCTTGGGCACGATGGCGACATGGTTGCCGTGCAGATCGGTCTGCTCGAACTCGTAGTCCTGTCCCTGATGCTTGCCGGGACGGTGGAGCAGCTTGGCGAGATAGCCGTTCGAGAGTTGGCTGGTGCCTTTCTGGATGGCCTTGATGGCTGCAGCGTCGCGGACGATCAGGGTGCCGACCATGCTGTCGCCCTGAATCTCCACATCACGCACGTCGCCGATAGCGTTGTCCTTCCAGTTGGCCGCCGTCGTCCACTTGTGGTCGAGCGTGATGGTCTGCGACTCGAAGGTGTCGAGCGCGGCGTCCAGCGTCTCGGGCGAGCGAAAGACCATGACCACGTCGTTCGGCTTGCGATCCTTGAGGCCAAGCTCGGAGGCCAGATAGCGGAACACTCCGGCGCGTGCGAGCGTCGCGGGTGCGGTGAGGTAGCCGTCGCCGGTAAACGTTCGAGCCGTGGACGGAGGGGCTTCAACGAGGTCCATGAACTGGGTCGGATTCATGCCACCTCCTGACGCTTCGGAAGCTGCAACGCATACTGCCCGTCTTCCCACTGGCGACCACGGAGCAGGCCCTCCTGCTCGACGGCGATCCGGCTGTGGATGAGCGGCAAGAGGGAGAGGTCGTCATTGAGTTCCCGCTCTTCGATTTGCCACTGCCACACCTTTGGGTTGAAGCGATTCTGTATCTTGGGCTGCGCCATAATGACTTGGCCCCACTGCCAGCCGTCGATGCGCCACACATCCCAACGCTCGCGATGCATCTTGGTTACAGAGACAAAGATCGACAGCCCCTTGGGGCGATCATGGTCGCGCAGCTTCATGTAGCTGCGATCTGCCTGCTTGGAGCGCACCTCGATGCGACCGGGCAGGTCTGACCGGGTGTTGTAGGTGTTCACGTTTGCATGCCAGAAGATTCGTGCCCACCTGCAAATCGCCAACTCCGCGCAGGCCCCCTGCTTGCTGATCTCCACCCGGAGAGCCAAGTCGTCGCCGGGATCGCGCTCGCGGTATCCGGCAAGCATGGACTCGTTGACGCAGGCGATGCCGACACTCGATGCCCACTGAACATCCCAGTCGGTGAGGCGAACAAAGCAACTCATGCGGCCACCTCCGCGTCTTCGTCTGCCTCTTCGACATACGGGATGGCGACGCACCGGCAGTTGACGGCATCGCCGGGATTGCCGAGCGTGCCGTCGTCGTCAATCGGAGCACCTTCGTCGAAGCTGAACAGCTGGCCGTCGTTGTCGGCGTGCGATGGCCGCACCCGTTCGTCGCCAGCGGTCTGCCACGTGTACTCGGAAATCCCCACACTCGCGCTGCGTGCTTCGTTGAACGCCGCCGACATCTTGGAGGTCTGGTCGCGAGCGATCAGCGCCACGCGATAGTCGAGCAGGTTGTTGGTCTGCGCGATTCCATCCAAAAGCGCACCGGCGAAGGCCTCCCAGTGCTGGCCGCTCTCCATGGCGTCGAACAGGTTCTCTTCGAGCCGGTCGAAGTACTGCGGCGGGATCGAGGTGATGAGCGCCACGTTGTTGGCGACCTGCTCGTAGAACGCCTGCTCAATCTCGGGCTGCCCGGCTATGGTGCTCAGGGTGCCCAGTCCACGCACTGGGCTAAGGACGAGGCCTGCGCGGGCACGTGCGGCCTTCAGTGCGGCGACTTGGGCCTTCGTCAGCCGCTGCGCGGTTGCGTCGGCGAACTGCGCGGGCGTGGCGTCCAGCATGCGCGGCTTGGGCAGGTGCGCGGGCTGGATGGGAATCTTCTGCGCCCGCATCTGCTGCGCCCACCATACGTCGGTCGACTGCTGATTCATGGCCGCCGCGAACCGGGCGGTGCGATGCGGGTCGATAGGCATCGTGAACTTGGCTTTGCCGGTGGCGATGATGCGTTGGGTCTCGGCGTGGACGGCTGCGCGAGAGGAGGCGTCCACCTCGTCCTTGCCGCTTGGCAGGGTCGAATAGTAGTCCTTCAGCGCGGGCACCACCGCCTGCTTCGCATCTTCACCAACCACGGTGAGGCGGCGGCGATACCAAAGCTCGTTCTTGCGTCGCGCAAGATCGCTCTTCCCGGTCTTGAGCAGCTTATGCGCTGGCATTCGCGCCTCCCGTCCGGGCTGGCAGAGCGTTGCGCTTGGCTGCTGGTAGTCCGCTGGCCGTCATGTTCTTGATCAGCGCGACCGGGTCGATGGGATTGCCCTGATTGTCGGTCGGCGTAATCGGCTCGTTGTAGTCGGCGATCTCGTCGACGTCCTCTTCGGTGAGGTTGGAGGAGAAGCCTTCGGCGAGCAGATCGGCGGCCACGGTCTCGGGCTTGAGGCAGCCTGCGGTCAGGTAAATCTGCCGGGCCTGCGCCTGCGCCAACTGGGTGGTGGCGGTTTCGCCGTCGTCCATCTGCCACAGCGGATTGAAATCGAACTCGTAGTTGTCGGGGAAGTAGCCGAGCGCGGAGCGCACCATCACCTGATCGAACTGGTTGATCAGCGGGCGCAGCTTGAACTCCTGCTTGATGGAGAGCGTGTCGTACCAGTTGCGGGTGTCGCTCTCGCCGGTCGAATCCATCCCGGTTGGCGGGCGACCGAAGAGCAGCGTCGCGGGCATCTCGGCGGCTCCGCAGACCATGTCCTGATGCTTTTCGAGCAGCGCGTCGTACCCGCTCACGTCGACCGGCTGCCGGTCCATTGCATCCTTGGCGTCGATGACGAGGGCGCGATAGATCGACTTCAGGTCGGCGGCCAGTTTGACCCGGTTGCGAATCAGCGACTGGCCGTCGGCATCGGTGAGCCTCTCGTAGAGGCCCTCGATCTTGTAGACGTCGACCGAGCCTTCCTGCATGGCCTTCGAGGACGACTTCATGGAAGCCTCAAAGTCCTTCACCGTCGACAGCACGCGCTGGATGGTCGAGGCGTGCCAGCGACCGTTGCGCAGCCACGCCAGACGCGGCAGCTTGGTCCCGTCGAAGCGCAGGCAGCGTGACGAGTGGATGGTGTATCGCGCCGAAGTCGAGGTGTTGATGACGTAGAACTCGGGATAGCGGAAGTTGGGTGCCAGCGGATCGAGCACGAACGAGTCCGACGCCGTCACCTGCCAGCGATCAATCACGGTGAGCGACGTCAGCTGGCCCTTGGTCACAGTGGTCGGATCGAGCGGCTCGGAGAGGTCTTCGCCGTCAAGACCCATCACCAGCAGAGCGCCGCCGTAGAGATCGCCCCACTGCATCGCCTCGGTGAATGCCGCTTTGACGTTGAGCGAGACCTCGGCGTCGCGGATCACGTCCACGTCGTTGCCCTTGTCATCACCCTCGATGTGGATGGTGCGCCACTCGCGGGTCATGTGCTGCGCGGGCAGTTCGATGAGGCGACCGATGATGAAGCTGTTGCAGTATGCGTTCTCGCACTGGTACTGCTGCATGAACGGCGTGAGCGTGTATTCCAGTTGAACGGTGGGATCATAGCCGACCACGCCCATGCCGGTCTGCGCATTCATCAAAGCGTCAGCGAAGGACAGGGGGGGTTGCGATTTTGAGTAGGGCTGCCCGGACTGGTCGAGGATCGCGCTCATGGTCTTCGTTTTGAAAAGCGGACCAGCGCCCGAAGTGATCGAGGAACGCTGGCTTGGCAACCCAAAGAAATCGGCAGAACGAAAGGCGTCTCGGAAAAGGCACCCACGCGGCTGAGAGTAAGTGCTTGTTACTTCTGCGTCAATAGGTCAAAGTAAGTCGAGACGGTTTATTTTGTTCCACGTGGAACAATTTGAACTACACAAAATGCGCCTGTTTACGCCTATTTGCGACTACATGCTACTCGGAGTAGTAAGTTGACCACTTATGAGTGTCGCTGAAATAAATCTCGAACGAGTTATGTACGAGATACAAATCGAAGCGGAGATGAAACGGCGAGGCCTTTTGCGCAGCTTTCCGGCCTTCGTTCGCTTCATGCAGCCGGGATATTACATGGGCTGGTTCCACGAGCGGCTGGCGAAGGCGCTGAACGAGTTCGTCGATGACGTTGTCGCCAAGCGCAGTCCGCGCCTGATCATCGAAGCTCCACCACGCCACGGCAAGAGCACGCAGGCCTCGCGCCTGCTGCCGCCTTTCATCCTTGGCCGCGACCCGTCGCTGGAGGTGCTGTCGACCAGCTACGGCGATGCGCTCGCCAACGAGTTCTGCGCCGACGTGCAGCGCATCATGGATTCCGAGCAGTACCACGACGTCTTTCCCGAGACCATGATCCCCGGCATCTACGGCAAGCGTGGCGTGGTCAAACGCGCTGCCGACCACTTCGGCATCATCGGCAAGAAGGGAGCCTATCGCTCTGCCGGTCTCGGGTCCGCACTCACCGGGCGCGGCGCGAACGTGCTGATCTGCGATGACCCGTTCAAAGGCCGGGAGGACTCGCAGTCGCCCACGCAGCGCTCGAAGATCTGGAGCAACTTCACCTCGGCGGCGATGACCCGCGTGCACAAGGGCGGCGGCATCATCATCATCGCCACGCGCTGGCACGAGGACGACATCGTCGGTCGCATCATGGCCGACAAGGAGTGGGCCGCCACGTGGAAGGTGGTCTCGTTCCCGGCGCTCGCGGTCGACGACGAGTACGACCACGACGGCACGCTGCTACGGGCCAAGGGGGAGCCGCTGTGCCCGCAGCTGAAGACGCTGCCCGAGCTACTCGAACTGAAACGCTCCATGTCGCTGTCGATGTGGTCGGCGATCTTCCAGCAGTCGCCGTCGCCGGAGACGGGCGGCCTGCTCAAGCGATACCACTGGCGCTACTGGCAACCCGCTGGCGCGAACCTTCCCCCAGTGGTGGTCGAGAACGACGAGGGCCAGCAGGTGGAGGTCTACGCCGAAGAGATACCGCGCCTGTTCGACCGCAACGTGCAGTCGTGGGATTTGAACTTCGGCGACAGCCGCGACAACGAGCCGGACTACGTCGTCGGCCTCGTGGTGAAGACCAGAGGAGCGAAGCGTTTCATCATCGACCGCTACAAAAAGCGTGCCGACTTCACCGAGACCGTCAAGGCCATGCGCGACATGATCGAGCAATACCCGGAGTGCAGTGCAAAGTACGTCGAGAAGGCAGCCAACGGGACCGCCTCGATGAACCTACTGGAGACCACTTACGGCATCACTGGACTGATCCCTGTCCCGAAAGATAAGAACAAGTTCCTCTATGCCGATACAGCGAATGATCAACTACGTGCGGGCAACTGGTTTTTACCGCATCCTCGAATTGCTCCTTGGGTGGATGATTTTCTTCACACGCTGACCATGTTCCCGAACGGGCGCAATGACGACGACGTGGACGCATGGTCGCAGGTAGCGATCAAGATGCAGTCCTCGGGCCGCCTCGATGTGTTCCTCAAAGAGGTGGAGGTGTACTGATGACTATGCAGCCGCTCGATCCCAAGAAGCTGATGCCCGACGAGCTTGCCATGTTCGAGGCGTCTATCGCGAGCAGCGAACACATCCCGGCGACGTGGATATTCCGGTTGCTGCTGCGCCTGCAGGCGTGCCGGGACGAACTGAGAACGCTCAAGGAGATTCACTGATGGCTGACGATAAAATCTTCGTCTTCGGCTCGAACAAGATCGGCGTCCACGGCGCGGGCGCGGCCAAGCATGCAAAGCAGTTCTACGGCGCGGTGTACGGCTGTGGCGAGGGCCTGCGCGGGCAGAGCTACGCGATCCCCACCAAGAAGACCCCTTACGTGTCGATGCCGCTCGACGAGGTGGCGCAGGGAGTCCGGCGTTTCGTTGCATTTACGCAGCAGCACCCCGAGATGCAGTTCGTGCTCACTCGAGTGGGCTGCGGCATGGCAGGCTTCACCGACGAGCAGATGGCACCGCTTTTCGAGGGCCTTCCCGACAACGTTGAACTGCCAGAACGGTGGGTTGGGCTGGTGGGCGCGAATCCGGGCACTTGACGGCCACTTATAATCGGATTATAAAATCCTCGGCAAGACTCGAATGGGCAGGGCTGGAGAGTGGATGACGAAAGCGAAACCCAAGTGCCCCGAGTGTAATCACCGATTCAGCACGAACGCACTCTTGGCTATGCATCGCAAACGTGCGCACGGCGTAGAGGGAACCTCAAAGTCCCATCTACAGGCGCAGGCAAAGAAGGCTCGTCTCGAAGCCGCTGTCGAGGCCAAACCCAAAGAGGAGCAAGCCACGGCAACCATACCGAACACCAGCCCGGCGCTATTGACCTGTCCCGACTGCCCGGCCACGTTTACTAAGGCGGTCGAACTCGGAAAGCATCGACGATTCAAGCATGGAATATTTGGAAAGCACTCAGACGCGCTGATACGAAGGCAAGCGTTAGAGCGCAGCGGAGGCGGCTTCCCCTGCAGTGATTGCGAGTTCATCGCAACCTCCATCGGCGGCCTAAGCCTTCATCGCAGCAAGCAACACAAAGACGCCCTCCCCCCGGTCGACCATCCCAAGAGCAGAGGTACTGAACTTGCACGCACAAAGACAACACGCGCCATCGCTACCAACGGCAACGGACACCATCCCCAAGAAGCCCACTTTGCTCCAGATGGTATCCCCGAAGCCACCCTCGCCCTTGCCCTCGGCAGATTCCAAGGATTTTGCACGAGCATGGCGCATGAATTCGACCTTCCTCCGAGGATGTTTGCCGCCCGGCTCGCAGAGCTTATATACCGCTCGCAGGTACGGTAACCACATCGGCGTTCCGATTGTCTGCCCGCACTGCGAAGAGAAACCACCGAAGCACATCCGGCAGGGCACGCGCTGGCGCTGGCTAACCTTTCACATCGCTACGCGCCACACTCGCGGATGATCAAAGGAGGATCGTCATGGCAGAGAACACCGTGCAACAACTCGACGCGGCAGACTGCGACGTGGAGGGAACGGCCACGTCGCTTTACGTCATCTCGATTGATGTGAACAGCGAGCACAGCGACTGGCGCTACGTCACCGAGTTCGACTTCGATTGCGACACGAAGATATTCGGCCTGCGCCGGGTGGGTTACAGCAGGCACCTTGGAAGAGCGATGCGCTGCGTGCGCTACGACGCAGATGCGATTGCCAAGGAACTGCGCTCTTTCCATTACAACGTTTGGATCGAGCTACTCTCGGACGACGGGCTTTCGGTGACACCGGAATAAACTAAGAGAAGTGAAAATCGAAGGTGAAACCGCAATGGCTGGATGC